GCTGCAGTAGCTTTGGGTGTGGCTAATAAACCAGGAGCAGATACAGAAAATCCTCATGCAGTAGTAAGTGATAATTCTGATTTACTTAGAAAATTGGGTCTTTCACAAGAAGATTATGATGAATTACTTAGTGATCCAAAATTTATTGAAGCGGTAGCCGATAAAATTAATAAATAATGTATATATCATCTAGAGACATAAAGTTTTTTCAAAACATTCAAGAAGAGTTGATGGGAAATTTTCGTCAACAAGAAATAAGTTATGTTATCGCACAAAATATAAATAGTATGGATGAAGATGATGATATTTATCATGAAGTAACAAAATCAGAAATTATGTTTTCTAAACCTATAAAATTAATGGCGTATGTAAAAACAAATACTCCAGAGTATGAAGTAAAAGAGTTTGGTGGAAGATATAAAAACACTATAGAAGTTTTACTTCATAAGGAATATTTAGATGATATGGGACTAAATGTAGTAGAAGGACAATTTTTTATTTGGGGTGAAAATATTTATCAGATCCTTATGCAAACTGGTAGAGAACAACAAATTTGAGGTCAACCTGAAACTCAAGTATATCGAAGATTTATATGCGCATTGAAATAATGGAGAACTAAAAAATGAAAAAAAGTGAACTAAAAAATTTAATTAAAGAAATAATAACTGAAGAGTATTCGCTTGATTCTAATTTGGAAGATCGTATGCAAGTTTTATTGCGATCATATGACAAAATAAAACCTTTTGTAGATTCTATTTCTGTTAAAGAACATGGCGAGCAATTAGGAAAAATTAAAAAGCTGGTATCAGAAGCGGCTATTTTAATATCTGAATTAACATATGATTTAATAAAACAAAAGGAGAATTAAAAAATGAAAAAATTAGAACTAAAAGCACTTATTCAGGAAGTATTAAAAGAAAATGATTTTAAACAAAGAATGAATAAAAAATTTGGATTTCCAGAAAATGATGTATTTTTTTCAAACGGTCCAGAAGAAGAAGGTATTAATGATTGGGATGATGATGAGTATTATAATAGCGATTTTGAAACCGAAGATGGCTGAAATGAAGAATCATTTAAAAAAGCTGGAATTATGGACATATTAAATGAAGTTGAACGTGCTATTTATGAAATAAAAAATGCCAGAAGAGGTTCTTATGCTGATTTAGGTGATAATCAAGAAGAATTTATTGAAGGTTTGGGTGAATTAGGCCAACAACTATTTGATGCTTGTAATAGAGCACTAGATTAAAACAGATAAAATTAATGGCTAAACTTAATGTCATAAGTGAATTAGATAAACTAGTTGTTCACTATTTTAATAAGGTAAATCCTTTTGAAATAGATGATCAACCAGTTGCTGCTTCATTTGCCAGAGGTACACCAGATACTTTAGCTAATTCATCTATATGATCTAATGTTAGTGATATTAAATATCCTATTTTAGTTGTAAATAGAGCTGGAAATTTTGAATTAAAAAGAGAAAAAAATGCACCTCATATTGAAGGAACTAATATAAATCTTAATCGTATTGCAAAAAACAAGTATATAAATAAAAACGAACCTAATGTTAATATTGAAGTTTATACATATCATCCACCGGTATATTTTACTAATCAATATGAAATTGTGTTTTTTTGCGAATATGTAACACATTCAAATGAATTTATAACACAATTTTTAGATACAGTAAATCAACAATATGTTACAATTAAATCAGATAAATTTAAATCAGTATATTTTGATACTATTTGATCATTAAGAGATGCTATTTCTATAGAAGATAATTTTGCAGAAACTAGTTCTTCTAAAAGAGAAATAAAAGTAACAGCAACCATTGACGGCGAAGGTTATTATATTTCTCAAGCTTCTGAAAAAGTAGATCGATCAGTATCAAAAACAGTACTGCAATCGTATATTAGCTAAATAACTCAAGGAGATATTTTCGCATGGCTAGAAACTTAGTAAGTCCCGGCATGTCTTTTGGCGAAATTGATTTAAGTCAAGTCGCACAAGTAACTGCTTTAATGGGACCGGCTTTTGTTGGAACTACTCAAAGCGGTCCAGCTTTTAAGCCAATCACACTTAATAATTATGCTTCTGAATTTGTTCCAATTTTTGGTAATGTAGATATTGCTCATTATCTTCCTTATGCTACAAAGTTTTATCTTCAGTATGGTGCATATGCTACTGTTAGTAGAGTATTAGGTTCTCAAGAGTCAAATAATAAAGATGAAGGCTTTGTTATTCCAGCTTCTGCAACATGAGTAGATATTATTGCAACTGGTGAAGGAACTGCTACAACTTCAACAACAAGTGGTATGATTCCTTTTGCGGTTGTAAGAAAAAGAGCCGCAACGGCAGCATGAGACACGCTTTCTGCCGAGTGTACTAGTGCTGGTGTTTGAACTTTATCAGCTGTTGAAGATGATACTGTGACTGAAGTATATACATTTACTTGAGATACAATTGAATCTGTATTCACCACAGATCCTATTAATATTCCTGCATCTCCAGCATGTTCCGGTTACTACTTAGATGTTCTTTACTATTCACAAGCAAATGAAGGTGGTGCTGATAGTGGTCCTTCCATGGCCGACATTACCTATCATGCGTTTAATACAACGACCGCTGATGAAATATCTGGAACTGAAGTTGACGGTTCTTATGATCACGCAAAAACACCTTGAATCGTAGGTGCTCCAAATGCTGCTGGTGATGTTCAAGAACTTATGCGTTTTCATGCATTAAGCGATGGTGATGAATCTAATAAAGATTGTAAGATTTCTTTAGATAATATAGCTCAAAAACTTGATAGTTTTGGTAATCCTTATTATACTTTCGATGTATTAGTTCGTAAGTGAAATGACACAGATAAGTCTATGACTATTTATGAGCGTTTCTCTGGTTGTAATTTACTTACAAATGATAGAAATTATATCGTAAAGAAGATTGGTGATACAAAAGAGTATTATAACTCTGGTACGGAAAGAATGGATCTCACAGGTACTTGACCTAATAAATCTAAGTTTATTAGAGTTGAAGTAAATAATGGTATTCCAATGGGCGCTCGTCCTTCAGGATTTAATGCTCCTCCAACAGTTAAAGATGATGTCGCTAATGCATATCCTTATAGATGTTGAAAAGTTAATCATGCAATGGGTTCTCAACTTTATAATAAGAATATATTCTTAGGTTTTGAAGGTAATGCTTACGGCGCTGATTGTTTACTTTATGGCCCAACTACGAATGAACAAGGATCTGATAAAGGTTTCTTGATGTTTGACAAGAGTAACACAAATGAGGTTGCTGGTGTAACAGGTAGTACCTTATCTGCATCTTATCATCTTATTCCAATGCACGATACTTTAACTGGTTATAAAGCTCTTTCTTCTTCTAGCGTTAAGGCTGGCGGTTTTAATTGAAAGTTTACAGTTCCTCTTAATGGTGGTATGAACGGATATAAAAAGTCTTTAGCAGGTTCTGCTCTTGTTGGAGCTCTTTCAGCTGATTATGAAATTGCAATTAATCTCTTAGAGAACCAAGATCTTTACGATTTCAATATGCTAATTGTTCCTGGTACTATTGCAGCTGATTCAGCTCACTCTGGTATTATAGAACAAGCTATTAACATGGTAGAAACTAGAGGCGACGCTATCTATATTGCTGATATGTTTGCTCAGACTGTAGATAATCCAGCGGCTCCAGATAATGATAGTATACAGGGTTTTAACTCAAGTTATGCAGCCACTTATTGACCTTGAATAAAGATTTGAGATAATGAAAACGAAAGCTATGTATGAGTTCCACCTTCGGTACTTATGGCAGCTCAGTTAGCCTATAATGATAAGATTGCTTATCCTTGATATGCTCCAGCTGGTATCAATCGTGGTCAAATTGCTGCTGCTGCTGCAGCTCGCTATCAAGTAAATCAAGAAGATAGAGATAGTCTTTACGACAATAGAATTAACCCAATTGCAACTTTCCGTAATGAAGGTATTGTTGTATGAGGTCAAAAGACACTACAAAAAGAAGCTACATCTCTTGATAGAGTAAATGTAAGAAGACTTCTAGTATATGCTAAGAAGCTTATTGCTAGAATTGGTATTCAGCTATTATTTGAGCCTAACAACTCAACAACTTGAAATAAGTTCACAAATCAAGTTAATCCAATTCTCGCCGATATTGCTGCTAATAATGGTCTAGAAGCTTTTAAGGTTATTATGAACGGTAGCACAAACACACCTGATAGAAGAGATCGCAATGAAATGTATGGTCAAGTTATGATCATTCCTACAAAAGCTGTCGAAGCTCTTTATGTAGACTTTATCGTTAATTCTTCTGGTGTTGAATTTAATAACTAATAGGAGATTATACAAAAATGGCTAAATTACATCATACTCCATTTGCTTCAGATCAAATTGGACAATGACAACCAAAGAGAAAAAATCAATGGTATGTAGAACTGCAGCCTCCTGCAGGTAATGCATTAGAATCTATTATGGTAAAGTCTGCTGGGTTGCCTGGTGGTTCGTTTACTGAAATTGCAATAGATTATATGAATAGTAAATACTACTTTCCTGGCAAGTGGGAATGAGAAACTATTCAGATGACTTTACGTGATTTTGTTGGTAATAGTGCGACACAAAAACTCTATGATTGATTTCTTCATATTTACAATCCTGAAACAGGTGGTCAAAATATGGGTGGTGAAGTTAAAAGAAATGTTTCTATAAAACTTCTAGATCCTAGAGGCAATTTAGTTGAAACCTGAACTTTAGTTGGTGCTTGACCATCAGCTATGAATTGAGGTGAAGGTGGATTGGCTTATGATGATGATGGTGAAAGAGAACTTTCAGTTACTTTCAGATTTGATTATGCTGTTCTTGCTTCAGAAGATGCTCCAAATACAGGTTTTAATATAAATCTTGATGAAGATGAAACTAACGAGCCTAACTAATTTATCACTTATAAAAAATAAAAGGCAATCTTAATGGTTGCCTTTTTCTTTTTTGAAAAAACAGTAAAAAACTAAGTATATATTACTAAGCAAATATTTAATTTAACTCGGAGGTCCTTATGAGTCAAGAAAGAAGTTTAGCACAAGCAAAAAGAGAGGAGCAGTTACAAAAGATACACTCTATATATGCTCCTATGACAGAAGAAATAGAACTGCCTTCCGGTGGTCGTTTTTATGCTTCTGGCGCATCTAGTGTAAAGGTTAAACCTATTACAGCAAAAGAAGAAGATATTCTATCAAACCAAAGGCTTTTAAGATCTGGTAAAGCTTTTGATGAACTTATGAAATCTTGTGTAGTAGAATGAAATGGTATACAATTTAATGAATTATTAGTAGGTGATAAGAATACTATTCTTATGGCAATTCGTGTTATTTCTCTTGGTGAAGATTATGATGTAGAATTAACCTGTCCTCATTGTGAAAAGAAATCCCCTTTAAATATTTCTCTTAAAGAAGATCTTTCTATAAAAAGATTAACACAAGAATCAGTTGCGGGTAAAAATGAATTTCAGTGACAATCTCCAAAGGGAATTAATTATACCATAAGATTAATGACACATAAAGATCAACAAGAAATAGAACAAGAGACTAAGAGAAAGAAGGCTATGTTTAAAGCTAATTATAAAGAGTCTCCTATTTCTGATTTCTTAGTTCA